ATTTGTAAGTTATTGATTACTAATAAGTTAGTATGTGAAAAAGTATACACAAGTTGTTCTGACAGAAGTGCCCACAAAGTGCTTGTTTTCTTAAATTTAATTTATATATTTGCAACATGATAAGTAAGAATGGAGTAGACTTAAGTGTATGTGCTTATTGTAAGTGCAAGCTTGATGATTACAGCAGGACTGTAGATCATTTGGTTCCGAAGAGTAGAGGGGGCAAGTTGAGTAACGCAAATAAAGTACCTGCCTGTGGAGATTGTAATAAGATGAAGGGTGATATGAGTGTTACTGAATTCGGGAGGGCTCTAAATGGATTGATATTCTATGAGCATACCCGACATAAGCAAACGATATCACATCTGAAGAAAATAAAAATCAACGTAGATTCACTTATTGTGGATCGCAATTTACAATCTAAGAAATGAATAACATAGTATTCGACTTAATCCTGCTGGAGGCAGACAGGGTAATTAATAATAAAGTTAAAGGCCTTGATTTGTACTACAAGGATAGCAAGGGGCAGTTCGTTCCTATAGCCGAGGGGTACAATGCGCAGGCAGATGAGGTAATTGCAAACTTATTGCGCCGAAAGAAGATGAGGTACATGATTACCTTCACTGAGTCGCTTACCATTATGAACCAAATTAAGCCTTCGGCTAATCGTATGTTGCGCTTTATGACCCAGCAGATGGGATACGGTAATTCTTTGAAAAATTACAGTTTGCGTGATATCCAACAGTTAACGGATATGAATATGAAGTTTGTGATGAGTAGCATCAAAGAACTTTGTGCCAAAGATATTATTAGATTTACAACCGAAAAAAATCGCCGAACCTATATGGTCAACCCTATATACTTTTACAAAGGAACAATTAAGAAGCTCTTCTACTGTGTAAAAGAATTTGATCGTATGCCTCAACGGAATGAGGAACTAGATGAGCAGTACTCAAATAACGACTAAATGGAATTAATTAGACACTCAAAAAACATCCACGAACTAAAGATAAATGGAACTAAAGTTAAACTCGCTATGTTTAGCGATATCCACTGGGACAATCCTAAGTGCGATTGGAAACTACTTAAGAGAGATTTAGATTATTGCCTTAGAGAATCTATTCCGATGATGTTTAACGGGGATACCTTTTGCCTTATGCAGGGGAAATGGGACCCAAGGGGGACAAAATCTGACATTCGTCCTGAGCATAACAACGTTCGCTACCTAGATTCGATAATAGAAACAGCTGTAGATTTCTTTACCCCATACGCACACCTAATTACCGTTGTCGGATATGGCAACCACGAAACCGCAATACTTAAACGCCATGAGACAGATGTACTTCAGCGCTTTGTTGACCTTCTTAATTACAAAAACCATACTAACGTTCAGACCGGAGGATACGGTGGATGGCTTGTAGTAAATCAAACCACTAGACCTAATAGTCGTACATCTACCAAAGTGCGATATTTCCATGGAAGTGGAGGCGGTGGAATAGTGACCCGTGGTGAGATCAACCTTACTCGTGCCTTAGAAATGTATGAGGACTTTGAAGTGTTTGCGATGGGACATATCCACGAAAACAAATGCACTAATGTTGCTAGGGATACCATCGAACATACAGTTGCAAATGGATGGTCAAGTAAGCAAAAGCAAATACACATGATGATTACCGGAACTTATAAAGAAGAGTTCGGTGATGGATCTAAAGGATGGCACGTTGAGCGTGGCGCACCTGTGAAACCAATTGGCAGTAGAATACTTATTATAGATACCAGAAGAGTAGTTGATAGGAAAAATAATACTGATCGAACAGAAAAATTAATCGATAGTATTAAATTTCCATTATAATTACTATATTTGAACTCTTGTTTTTTGTTTGTATATGTTGTTTTGATTTAAGGGGGTGTAATAGCCCCCTTATTTTTTGTCCCAATTATTTGTATATTTGTGTCAAATACATTGATATGAAAGGAGATAAATACTGGGCATCTAACCCTAAGAAGAACGGAAGCTACCTTGGACAAGGTCGTGTAGAAGGCCGTCCGGCATCGCCTAATAGCCTTAAGGAAGATATGTCTTGTGCTTGTAAGCCTGGATTTAAGCTGATGTTCAAGAATACCAAAGACAAAAAGTATTGTGATTAATTAAATTATTTGTTATGAAACCAATGATGAAAAAGAAAATCGGAAAAGCTATTGAGAAAGCGATGGCTAAAGGCGAGGCTAAAATGGAAAAGATGCCTAAGGGTAAATCTACCAAGCCTGCGATGAAAAAAGGAATGAAGAACTATTAATTCCACTTGCTATATGCGTCAAACTAAAGACGGTGTAGCTCGAAGGCCAATACTTACTACCGACTGGAAGCCTAACCATGCTGAATTTGATTACCCAAAGCCATTTGTAGATTGGGTTGATAGCATCAACAGCGGTTGGCAGAACAAGATAAGTTTTAAGCCTTTCGATTTATACTGCGAACAAGCTAGGATCTGGTTACAGGATGATACCATGTTAACCGACTTCGACAACGAAGAAGATCAATATAACTGGCTAGCCACAGAGATACAGAAATGTAACGACAACACACTATACTTCTGTAACAAATACGGTTTCATTAAAGAAGATAAAGCCGAAAACGGTATGCTGCGCTATCAGGCGTGGGATGCACAGAAAGTACTCCTATTCTTATTCGACTGCGGATACTCCATGATGATTGGTAAAGCCCGACAAATTGGTTTTACCACTACGATGTGTCTTGCAGGAATGAAAAGAGTAAACCTAAACAAGTCCTACTTCATTAAATTCGTTACCCACTCTAAAGACAAAGGGGTGGAGATCTTCCGAGATAAAGTAAAGTGGACCTACACTAAGATTCCTGACTATATCGCTCAGGACGTAAAGAACTGGACAGACCAAGTGATGTCATTCGATAAGAAGGGTGATAAGAAAGGTCGTGACGAAGGTGGTGCATCTCGCTTTCAGGTAGATAGTCCGCAGGTAGATGCAATCAACGGGGGTTCGCCATCGGCAGTATTCATCGATGAGATCGGTCTATTCGACATATTTGGTGAGATGATGCGTGAAGGTCGACCTGCTTTATTTAAGTACAACCCGGAAACTGGCAAGATGACCATGCAACAGCAGTTCTTAGCATGGGGTACAGGAGGTGAAATGGACAAAGGGGGCTCTGTATTTGAAGCAGAGTTCAAGATGGCACTCAGTCAGTGGAGGGATAAAAACTACGAGTATGGAATCATACCATTATTCTTCAACGCCTATGCACGAAGAGGTGTCACAGACGAGCACATCAACAACGAACGTAAAGCATACCTTGCATTGGAAGGAACCAAGAAAGGAGAAGTTGCCAAAGTTCAGTTCCACCAGCATTATCCTATCACAATTGACGATATGTTCCTGCGAAAAGCAAGAACGCTCGTTCCGATTCATTACTGTAACGAAAGATTAAGTACCATATACGGTAAAGATGTTCCCATCGAGTACGGTTATTTCGAGCCTATCATGGATATGTCTCAACCTACACCTGACTTAATTACCGAATATCGCATTACAGGCGCTAGATGGATTAATACATCAGGTAGAGAAGACGTATCTACCACGGCAATGATCGTACATCACCCACCAAACGGTGAAATATGGAAGAATCGCTGGTATCAAGGGACTGACCCCATCAACTCAGAGACAGGTCACTCCATGATGTGTAGTGCCATATGGGATTCATTGACTAATTCTGTTTCCTCTGTAGTATTTCATAGGGACCGCAAGTTTAAGTACACCTACCTACAGGTACTTTTGCAAAGTCTGTACTACGATCAGCAAAAAAGAGGTGGTGTAAAGGAATTAGTAGAGAATAACATCGGTGATATGCACGTAGACTTCCAAGAAATACACGGATTTAAAAATAAGTTCACCGCAAATACGCAGCTACCTGAATATTTTCAAACTTATGGTGGGAAATGGTTTGGCATTTCCAACAAAGCAAATACAGCACCAAGGATTATTGCAAAAGTGGAGGAAATGATTGATGCCTACGGCATCAATATAGATGTTCCATGGCTGTGGGAGCAGCTGAAGACCTTCGTGGAGAAAGATTTGAAGAGTTCAACTAGCCATCGCCAAACTA